TGGTGTCCGTTTTATCCTTTTTAAGTATATTGCATCTGCGACAGGCAGCCACAAGATTATCCAACGTATCCTCACCGCCCTTTGACTTGGGATATACATGATCAACCTCATTAGCCACATCACCACAATAAGCGCAAGTGTAAGCATCGCGCTGTAACACTTTAAGCCTAATCTTTTTCCAGCCAGCAGTAGCACGATACGGCTTAATCGACATCTTTAGTCCAGAAGTTACGCTCTATACAGAATATACATACTGGCTTCATATTAACACCATGCCATTCTATGTCTACCTCATCGTAAGCAACGTGACAGTCCAAACACACAATCATCATTTAGTGCCAGCCCTTTCTTTCCCAATGCTTTAGTGCCTTGCACGCACACCCTTGATAGCGAGCCTCGATATATCGTAAGTGTGCATCTATCTGTTTATATGGGTTAAGTGTGCCATACCACTTAGAACGCATCTGGCCTAGTCCATAATGACTATGATTACGAGCTTTATAATCCCAACGAGATTCGTGGTGAATAAGCCAGTTATAGCATTCAAACTGATCCCAACTCATTTTGTTATACGCATATAACTTTATATTCATAATGTTAGGTGACTTTTGGGAATATGCTTTTTCCGTTGCAGCGAAGCTAACTGTCATTAGCATCGCTAAAATGACAATAGCTCGCCCTAATGCTAGACGGCGAAGTGCGCTGCCTCTCAGGCGCGCAAGCCGGCTGAGCATAGCATGCGTGTCAATAGCAAATACAAAAGCCCAGGTCAGAACGGCGTGTCGTTTTCTAATTGTCGACATTTTGCAAAACTCCTAATAATTCTTGTGATAGCTGTATCGGTATCATTGAGCGTACTTTTGCGCCCTTAAGCCCTTGTGTGCCTGTGCGTGATCCTCTAGGTGCTGCATCATGGCAACCATCACCGGCCTTACATGCTGGCCTCGGTGTCCATCCCGGCACTATTCCCCATAGGTCAGTAGGTTTCATTCGTGTATCACCATACTGGCAGTAAGTGATAGTAAGTAATGGCAAATCTTTAACCAATTCCTGCTTTCTGAGCATGCCTCTCGGATTCTCCATTACCCAGCCTTTGACTGGCTTCAGCTCGTTTATTAGCCGTAATGTCTTATCCACTAAACCTATGCCTATTTCAGCTTCTCTGGTCTTAGGTTGTTTATCCTTAGTCCAATGCTTGCCAATAGATGCCACGCTAAAGCTTGTGCAAGGCGGTGAAGCCCACACAAAGTCAGGTCTGCCATACTTTTCTATCAAGTAATCAGCTTTAAGCGTAAACACGTTGCGCTCATGCGCTTCAAACTGCTCATCAATTTCAACCTTGATAACTGTATGTCCAGCATCGGCAAAAGCCTGTGTAGCTGAGCCTGTACCCGCAAACAAATCATAGATAATCAATCTTTACCCCATCCCTTGCCCCTAAAGTGTATTGCGGGAGCTGTAAATTGCTTCTCCATAGGCGTTTGACACGGACTACACCAAACAGTCGCATTGGTATAGATACTAAACTCCTGCTCTAGAGTTATTCCGCACTTTTCGCACTTGAACGTGTAGGTTGGCATGATTCGCACCTTTCTCGATTTCCATAAATCCATAACCCACAGCCGTAGCAGCGGTGGATCAATAACGGCTCAGTAGCCACTAGCTTTAAGTAGGTAGACAAGGTCGGACAAAGTGAGAACAGCAACAAATTGCTCAACGGATTTCTCACCTTGCCCATTTAGACGTAGAACGCCTACGCCTAGCCCTGTGGCTTTACGTTCATTGAGCTGTCGCATAAGACCAGCTAGGTCTAGCCCTGTGCGTGCCTTTATCTCAATGTCTAGCCCTTTGATACCGGTTATGTCAGACCCCTCGCGCCCAGCACCAACCGGCAATGCGTGTTCCCAGCCTTCACGCTGTAAGTATTCTGCGACTATGCGCTGTGTTGCATAGCCTCTGTGTTTTCTACTCTGATTGCTCATCTAATTGCTCGCATTGTAGGCAGTAATCCTCAGCTAATAAGGCCATTTGTTTACAGCCTATGCAGAAATCGCTTCTCATCCTGCAATCTCGCCTTCATCCTCTGGCCTAAACTGCCAGCGACCACTTGGATCTAATACCATCCAAATAGTCTTGCATTGTTCAGCTTTACGCTTATATGGCAGCGGACATGACCAGCCTTTGTATGCGCCTTTAGCACTTGTACCTTCACGCACAACACGCTGACCATGCTTACACATAGGTACAGGCTGTGCGCCTAGCTCTGTTGTAAGCAGCTCGACTGCGCTATCAAATACAGGTACTACATCGGCCGGTGGCTCAATCGTTGTATCCCAGATAATTTCATCGGCTGTATTGCGTTGCTCTAGGAACTCTTTTTGCTCCTGAGTGCGTACGCGTATGGGTTGCTTAGATTCTGTTTTAGCGTCTGCAACCTTAGCCATTTCCAAGCTGCTTGCTCGCTTTCCTTTAGCAGATAGTCCGAGATTTGCCAAGCATCGCCCAATTGCAGATGTTTCGCAGTTTTCAAACCAGAAATCGCGATCAACACCGCGATCCTTGCGACTACCACGTGCGTAACCAATAGCGGAAGGCTTAGCATCCACATAAGTCCGAAAGCATGTCGCTCTAAATACCACCACGCCTTTTTCCTCGTCATTTGTTATTAACTCCGTTTCGATAGCCCCATCGGGATAAGTTTCATAAAACTTGTGAATGCGTGTGTCTACATCCTCGTAATCATTCAAATTAAACATCTAGCTGTTGTTTCCCTTCTCTGAAGTCCAGCTGCTCTTTGAAAGTCCATACTGTGCCATCTGCCCATAATTGGACTTCTTTAGCGCAAGTAAAGCAGTAATGCCTGTCAATGACTTTGCCGTGGACAAATGACGTAATAGACCAAACCGCCTGCGCTTGCCCTTTAACATTATTAACCCCATATCTGGCCTTACAGTAACAGCACCATTGGCCCCTCTTACTCGGCGTAATCTTTGCCATAATCAGCCCAGTTTGTTCCCATCGCCATTTCACCGGCAAGTGCCGCGTAGCTGACCAAGTCCACAAAACTATCCCGCTTTGGAGTTTCAACGAGCCTTGAAATCTTGACCAACGCCATGCAGATGCACACATCCAATGGATCAATTTCCCGTCCGAAATAGCTACCCCATAACTCCGAGATTCGCTTGATATTGATTGCGGGGTGGCCGTATTCAAGCCCCCTATCGCCGATTGTGTCACCGGCATCACTTAGAATAGCCTTTGCCGAATACCGATTTTGCCCTGTTCCATCCATGCGCGTAGCCCTTTCGATAGTAGTTTTCTTTAACCTTTTGAATATAACTGTAAAGCCCTGCAACTAACATGAGTAGGCCAAAACAGATATAAACAATCTGCTCAGCTGTTAGGTTGTGTTTCATGTTGCCCCTTTCGTTATTCCAAAAGGTACGGCATTGACACTTCTCTATCCAATCAGATATGGGTGTGTCTTATAACGTTTTGATAACGGCCTAGCCGTATCGCTTGCCCTCTACGATAAAGGATCCATCGCGCTCTATGGGTACGGCTACTGGTTGCACACGCTTTTTGTCAATATAAATGATGCCGAAGCCCTTTTGCCAATTCATCGTTCCACGGGTGTAATAAGCCTTTGAGATGTCCATTAGATGTCCTACCTCAAACCCGGTGAGAACGCCCGTTAAAACGCCCCCAGAGGCCGTAGAATAGGCACTTAGGCCTTGTCTATGGGTATGGCCGCAAACAACCGACTTACCATGCCTCTTAGCGGCTTCTAGGGCCGTTAAACCGCCATGTGGCTTAGTGGCTTGCTCGTCACCATGCACCATAACCCAATTCTCATGAAATTGATAAGGCTTGCGGTGGAAGGTAATGCCCAAAGCTTCAAAGTCCATAAAGTTTTCATACTCAAGCTCAGGCAGCCCAATTAGCCCAGGCAGGCGTTTAGCTAGTGAGTTATAGAGCCTGTCGGTATGGTTTGATCTGACGATATGCGTGACCCCAAGCTCGAATAAGACTTGCTGAGTTGCATTACGATCTCGACCAATGCTTCCCGACCACTCATCCCGACCGGAACTCCAGCGGCTAATTGTTTGGAAGTCGATTTCATCGCCCACACATAGAACGTCATCAGGCTTGTATTTGCGGATAAATTGGGAGATGTTTCTAACGGCTTTTGTGTCATGAAAAGGTACTTGTAAGTCAGATATAACGACTAATCGCTTAATCCTCGTCATCCTCATCCTCGAAGGGCGATTGATCAGGATTTGTAATTGACCAATCGGGCAAGGCTGGTCTATGGAACGTGCTAGTCACGTAATCCATACCTTGCTCATGTGTGAAGCCATGACGTAATAGGGCTAGATATGCTTCATGCACCTCAATAGCCCAGACGTCAAGTGGGGTTAATGGCTCGCGCTTATCTCGCTTTGCCCGCGCAGCTTTAGCGCGGCGTAAGTTAGCGAGTTCTCTTTTTGATAGTTTTTTTGCGCTCATGTGTCAATAACTCCATAACCATAGACTCAAGCTTATCGATACGCGAAACAATATCGCTTGTCTTAAGCATCTCTGGTACTTCATGGCGAATAATGTAGCGCAACCCACCGATAAGAAGGCCAGTTATGCTAAGACACGCCAGGACAAAAGCTGCCCAATCTGTCGGGTTCATCGTCTACCGAAAGCCGTATCGTTAGGATTTAGCCAGCGGATTAGCACAGGCGCACTTGCACTTACAGCACTTGTCAGGATTGTTTTCCAATCCAAACCCACCGCTAGATAAGTCGCTAGAGCTGCCGCGAGAAAGGATCTTGCCCAGCTTGCGCCGATTGCTTTTAACTGTTCCATTTATAGGCTCTCCAGTCAGTAGAGGAATCCGGAACATACTCCGGTCATTATCGCCCAATTTTGTAAAGCTGATATGGATATGCGTTTTGTGCGGGTTAATGCCGTCATATTTGCGCCACTTATAGTTACGCTTCCAGCTCGCTATCTTGCCGTTGAAAATTATGTAAGAAATTCGTTTATCAGATCTGGCAAGTAATCGTAACTGATCCGCAAAATCGAAAGCTGCGGATTTGTCGGATGCGAGATTAGCGTCAATGTCCAAGGCACGTACCCACCCCTCAGCATCAGGGTTATGGTCAGATTTAGGAGAGTGCGCCTTGTGTCCGGGCGAGGCAAGGCTGCCATCCGAACGTCTATCTCTACTGGGGAACGCATCATCCACCTGTTCTCTCAGGGTGATTGCGGCCTTTGATAATTTCCAGCTCATATTTCTACGAGATTGTGCCGTTTTCTTTGGCGGCTTCTAGTTCATCCCAAGTGCTTTTCAGCATAGACATGGTTGAGCCATCCTCATTGGTGATAAAAACTACCTCGTTGCCTTTGCTATCCTCTAAGATTTCAAATGTCATAGTTCTGCACTCCATCCGATATAAGCACCGCTGCTGTTATTACCCTGAAAACGATACTGTTGGTTCAAGGTAAATGCACCAGATTTTGTAACTTCCATCTGACCATTGTTAGGTGATGAATAGTTTGAATCTAAAGTAATAGAGGTAGGCGTATTACCTGCCGAATTGCTAAACTCCCAAGCAAAAGTGCTCATCGCCGAAGTGTCAATGGCGGTTGGTTTAACTCTCATCGTCACAGGGAATTGAGAAGTGATTTGGATATTGTTGGAAGTGTTAGCCCAACCAAATCCAAAAATCGGGTAATTGGATAAACCTGCCGCATTTAGTCTGTAATAGTAACGTTGGCACAAAGCAGTCTCGCCTTGAAGTGTGCCAGTTGCGGTTTGGAACGGCGTGGCTACTGAGCCAGCCTCAATCTGCATACCCCAAAAATCAAAAGTTCCAGATTGAATTCCAATACTGGATGCTCTTGTATTTAAGTCAGAACCAGCCGAAACAAAAAAGATTGCTGCTAAAAGTCCATCCGTTGTTGTTCCAAAAGTTTTGCCCGCAACACTAGGAACAGTTCCAGTCAGACTATATCTTGTCCAAGAAGTGCTGATTGTAACAAAACCCAAAGGTGTGGAAGTGGTGCTAGAAGGAGAGCCGCCCGTTCCGAAATTCTGTCTTAATTCAACGGCAATTTTTGGAGTTCCGCTCGCCGCTTTAGCCCAAAACGAAACAGTCACAATTTGATTTGCAAATGTCCTAGCCGACTCAATTCTCTGACTAATACTAGACTCAGTATTTGTAGCGGTCTGACCAGTAGTGACCAAGCGAATAAATTGAGTTCCCTCATATCCAGCGACAGGAGCAGAACCAGCCGTGAAATTTTCTCTGGTTACTGTTGTTCCAGAGGTTGCAGTAATTGGCCATCTGTCGGCGCAATAATCGTTAGTAGTAGTTCCAGAGGTAAAATTTCTCTGATTCACTTTGAAATCTGCATTTATAAAAACATTTTTGCCAGCGGCGTATTGAGCAGACCCAACGCTGTTGAGTGCGTTGCCTATATCCTGCATCTGTGCGGCGGTAAGTACGTCACCGGTCGCGTAGTTAGTTTTGGCGGGCCAAGTTGGCATCTGTTCTCCTTAGTAGCTCAACACGTCTGTGTCTAGTATACCTGAAATAGTGGAATCTAACACGAAGCCAGCCAATAAAGGCTCAGCCGTGTAAAGAATTGTTTCCCATGATGATTTAGTTATGTTGTGGTGTATGCCCTGCACAAGGCTAGGCTGTACCACGCTCGTGTTGCCTGGCATGGTTTTCGTGACATTTATGCCGTCTAGTAGCTCAATATCAATTCCAGCCAAAGGCTTATTAGGGTTGGTATCGTCATAAAGGTTTAACGAAATGCTATCGACCCGCACCTCAGGATCTTTGCGGGTAGCCAAAATGCCTTTAGCCTGATTGAGTGCCTCAGCATCGGTTTGCACCAATATACCTGTGCGGTTACCTGAGTGTAGGAAATACTTATCTATGGAAGCCTGATCAAAGGCGTTTTGTGCCGTACCGCCTGAGCGTGTAACTGTTACATCATTGACCAGATTTGTATCGTCAAAGGCCACAACGGCATTGGTGTAGCTAATTGCTGAGCCTGTGTCGCTGAAACTATAAGCTGCAAAGGCAGGGTTGTTAATAATGTTATCTCGGCTTAGGAAAGTTACGTTGCCTTGTACGTCTACAAATAGCCCGCCAAACTCGCTATCAGACACCACGTTTAAGGCATCTAGCGCGGTTCTAGAGGTGCCAGGGTCGGCTTGTAAGGTAGTTTGACCTGCATCGACATTACGAAGGCTTAGAGGCCAATCTATGGCGTCTAGAAGGGCATCTACGCGAGCCCCCGAGAGTTGCCCTGCTGGTGCGCCTGAAACAGTTGTAACGGCTGATCCAGCTAATAGCTTAAAGCCATCTACACACTTAAGGTTTACTGTGCTTAAATCCTCATTACCCTGTCTAAAGCCTGTGTCGTAATTGGTGATGAAGCCTGAGAATAGGTAATAATCCACCCCTAGATAGGTGGCATAAATGATTATCTGTCTCAGAGGTACAAGGTCGGGATAATAAGCCCCTGCCGGGTTCATTGGGTTCCAGTCACCGTTTTGATCGTATAAGACCACGTCAGCGGTTCCAGCTTCAAACTTACTGGTTATGCGTGAACGACCGCGCCGGATATTGACCCTAGTCACTAAATCGGTTATCTCAACCGGTACTGTGCCATTACCTAGCTTGTTAGTGCCTAAGATACCTTTTGTGGCACTACCTAAGATAAGCGGGTTAGTTTCAAAAGCAGTATTGCTATCAAAATCTACAAAGACCCTAATTTGTGGTGCTGACATTACAAAGCCACCGCGTTAAGGGTAATTGACTGGCCTCGCTTTTGTACCTCATATAAGCCTTCAGTAATAACCTGAATTAGGTCATCGTTAGACATTACGTTACCTGCTACGTTTACAGTCACGTTGGTAGGGTTGAAACCACCACGGCCAAAGGTGTTAATGGTTTCAAATATGTCTGCAACACGCTGTCTAGCAGCTGCCTCATTAGGGCTGTCATCGGCTTGACCGGACAAGACTGTACCGCTGTTAGCAATAATGGTTGCGCCATTGACTGTAAAGGTATCGAAAGGATTGGCAACATTACCGCCACCCATAACGATACTAACCCCAGCCGGATCAGTTGGGTTAGCAGTTATAGTGGTATTTGAGCCACCGCCACCGCCGCCGTTACCGCCGCCGCCAGCACCACCGCCGCCACCACCGCCACCACCTTGATTACCACCAAAGCCATTGATAGCACCTTTAATGGCATTGATTTTGGAAAGCAAGCGATCCAAAATGCTATCCCAATCCTCAAAAGGATTTTTAGCCTTAGGTATGGTTGCAATGCCTGTGTTAAGCAAAAACAGTTTAGTTTGAGCAGCTAAGATTTTGTTGATTACGTCTGTCGCGGTATCGCCAGCTTTTAACGTAATGCCTAAAGCCTCTAGTGCTGGCTTTTGCATTAGCAAGATTGCCTGTGTGGCTTTGTCTGCTACCTCAGCGTTTTCCTGATTAAGGGCTAACAAAGCGATAAGGCGTATGCGGTTTTCCTCGCTTACACGATTCTGCATAGCCGCAACAATTTGGATATTCTCCATGTCAAAGACTGAGCCAGCACGCTTTAACTGCTGCGCTTCACGCTCACGCTTTAAACGTTCTGCCTGAGCTTTCTTTTCTTTGGCGGCAGCTAGGGCAGCAGCTTTCTTGCGATCCTCCTCTATCTTTCTTTGGAGTTGCTGTTGCCTTCTATAATCTGCCAAAAATTGTCTATTAGCTGAAGGACTGTTTGAACGGCGGTTTTCCGCAGCTTGTGGGTTAGCAAATCTAGATCTAATTTCATCCAGTCTGCGTTGTTCCTCAGCATCAATTCGTAAACCTGAGCCAAGTAATGCTCTTGTGTATTCGATAGAAACGCCGGCACGTCTGAACACGTCACCAATTGCTGAACCAAAATTAACTAGCTTTTGTAAACCTTTATCGTAATCGCCATCACCCAAGCTCTCTAAGAAAGCCAGGATGCCCTTGCCAATTTCCTCTTTTAAGTCACCAAAAGCAATGGTTAATTTGTCGATTTTACCTGAATAAGTTTGTGCGTTTTGTTGAGCTGCACCGCTAAATTGATCTTGTAGTTTTTCTATTGCTGCGGAAAAACCCATTGCTTCTAACTCAGCAGTTGTGTAAGACTGTTGCAATTTACCCAAAGAAGCAAAATTGCCTTTATACGCTCTAGTGAGTGCGGTAGTAATGGCTGATAAATCTTTACCTGTGGCTGTGGAAATATCCATAGCAAGGTTAAGCAGGTTCATTGATTTACCTGCATCAAGAGTAACGCTAATTAGCTGAGTGATTGCAGGTGATAACAGGTCTTTACTAATACCTGTTGCTTTTTCTGTTACCTCTAGATATTCCTCAATGGGTCTAGTGTTGTAAGCCAATCCTAAATTTCTTAGGCTAGTCGCTAATTTATTAGCTGCCTTTTCCTCCTCGGCAAAAGCGATAGCCGATTGCTTTAATGCTCTAAAGCCAGCAATAGCCACAAAGGTTTTTGCAGCTGTTTTACCCAAGCGGTTGAAAGATTTATCTAATGCGGTTGTAGACTTTTGGGCTTTCTTAAAACCTGTATCTTTGAACTCAGAGGCTATATCAATGCGTATAGTAGACATTAGGCAGCCTTTCTAACTGTTGAGCGTTGCTTGAATAGTCTAGAGGCTTTGTCAATCGCTCGAAAGGTTGCATCTAAAGCCTTGCCATTGTTTTCAGCATAAGCAGCATAAAGCAAGCGACCACGGCCTCTGTCGAACTTATCGTATTGCTTTAAGCCACCAATATCGTTCATAGCACCAACAAAGATACGACCAGCGTTAGGGTTATTTGAGCTGCCAAACTTGGAGGTATCACCTGTGCGCTTATTACCTAGTTGCTTGCGACCATAAGGGTTTACACGACCAGCGGTTTCAATAATCATACCGGCAGCTGATTTGTTAAATAGTGAATATAGGCCAGAAAAACCTTGACGATTACGGCGTTGCCTACCCATTGAGTAAGTCAAGCCACGGCGAATTAGACCGCCATCGTATTTTGGAAATGCTCTATCACGGCCTGTTCGTGAGATTGGTTCTACGCCTTTGTCGTTCCAGTTATACAAATTACCCGGTGCTGATCCCGGCACTTTACTCTTAGCATCATTAATAACTTCTCTTAACGCCACTTTGATTTCAGCGTTCATTTCTTTATACAGGTCAGGGGCATACTTGCGTAAAGCCTTTTTAAGGTCTGTTACTCCGTCTACCACGACTGGCAACTTTTCGCTCCTCTGCCTGTTTTCTTAGCACCGCGTATATTGCTTTTAGCAAATCACGATCCATATTTATAAACTCGCTAGGCGCGATGCCCAGATTTACCGATAGCTCAGCTATATGGTAAGTCCAAGCATCACGCGTTAGCCATTTGGGTATTCGTCACCTAGAACCTCAACAGCCTTTAAGGTATCTAGAAACTTGTCACCGAAAGGATAAACCTCAGGTGCACCTGCTCTACGCAAGCACTCCCACGCAAGCCAATAAATGTCCGATTGCTTTTGATCCTCTTGAAAGGCTTTATAAAAACCTTTCTTAGCGTGCATCTCGAACGCGTACTCAATCGCCGGAGTAATGTCGTGAACACTCTCTGTGCCATCTGCCCTAGTAACTTTAAGTCTTGCCATTTTTTGCCCCTTTATTTAATTAGAACGAGCCGGTTGTGGCTACTGTTACTGCTGAGTTTACTGTGAAAGTAATATCCATTGTGGCCATGTCACCTGTCGCACCATTGATAGGTGTTAGGTTATTAACCAAAATGTCAAAGGTGTATAGAGGGTTAGCAGCCCCTACTGAAGCTACTTTATCCTGTACCATTTTTACAGCCGCGACTGTTCCAAACGCTGCCTGTAATGTAGGTAGAACGTTAGCTGATGCGGTGTCATTTAGGAAAGAAACTGTAAGTGTTGCAGACTCCAAGCCTTTTACAAACTTGTGAGCTGTATCACCCATAGCGGTTACTTCAAGCTCATCATAAGCCTGATTAAGGGTAATGCTTGTTACGTGGTCGCTAAGATCGACAGTTGCAATCTTTAGTCCGACCTTGTTATTTAAGAAAATAGCCATTAACTATTCCTCGTCTTTCTTAGCGGTTGGTTTAGGTGCGCTTGGAGCTGTCTGACCAATCTTGATCAAGAAAGCCTCGCGCTCTTTGTCGTTATCAGCCATTTTTAGCTCCAATCGGATAGTACGCTGATTGATACTTCACCAGATAGCAGATCTCCTGCTGTTCCGGTCAAGACTGCCGGTGCACTAAATGTGCCTATTGAATAAGCGATGCTGGATGCCTCTAGCTTATTTACAATGTTTAGGTAGTAATCCTCAATGTTGATTAGGTTGCCCTGATTATCAAACATAGGTGCTAATACTACCAACTTAAAATTTACTTTTGGTTTAACTGTTTTGTAATGATCATTAGACGGCTCAATGTATGGATCACCGGGCTGCACGACAATAGAGTTAGCAAGGGGAGTGGCAGGTGGGAAGGAAAACACCTGCCACGCCGCATTATCAGCTAGCGCAGTCGCGATTGTTCCTCGTAAGGTAGAGATTGCTGACATT